GAAACCGTCAACGCCGTAAACGTCGATGACAATACCATCGATGTTGCGCCGCACAACGGGTAGTGTGTTGCGCTGATGCAACGCGTGTCGCGCTTACGCAACGTCGCGTTCGCGCAACACCCCCCCCCGGTAGCATTTCGAGGGGGCGGCGTAGGCGCGGCACTCCACACGCGCCCACTCATGCTTTGCATAACGGGCCTCGCGTGCCTTGCCTCGCATAACGCGCCTCGCTGTCATCGCGTGCCTTGCCTTGTATAACGCGCCCTGACTAGCCCCCCTTACCGCTCATCCGTTCGTCGGCTACCCAAAAAAATTTTTGCGTCAACGTCACCTATGACTGTCAACGCGGTGTATATTTACACCACTGACACAAACACAGGAAACGAGATGAAGTCCAACACAGCAACATTGATCATTGGCGGTGCCGCATTCGGCGCTTTGTATGCACTGATGATTTGGATGGCGTTATGAATTACGGTTATTTGCGCGTAAGCACTGACGAGCAAGCCAATGGCACAAGCCTTGACACGCAACGCAGGGAAGTGACCGGCAACGCGTTAACGCATGGCTTGACGGTTGATCGGTTTATTGAAGACGCTGGCGTTTCGGGGCATTTGAATTTTCTTGATCGATTGGCGGCAAACGGTGTGACGCCACATCCTGGTGATGTGATCATTGTGGCGAAACTGGATCGTTTTAGCCGCAACTCGATGGATACGTTGAATACCGTTCACGCGTTTAAGGAGCGCGGCATTCGGTTGATCATCAATGGGCATGGTGATGTAACGGATGAAAAGAATATTTATGGGCAGTTGATGCTTGAGATTATGGCGGCATTTGCAACGCACGAAAGGCGAGTGATTAAGGATCGCCAGCGCGTAGGCCAGGCGGCAAAGCGTCAGGCTGGCGGGCACGTTGGTGGGTTGCCGCCTTTTGGGTTTCGCGTTGTAGGTACTGGCAAGGCAGCAACCCTTGAGCCCGTTGCCGAGCAGCAAGCCGCCATTGCAACGATTAAGGCTTTGAAGGGGTCCATGTCGTTGCGTCAGATTGCCGGTGAAGTGATGAAATTGCATGGCGTGACGATTACGCACGCTGGCGTTGCAAAGGTGCTTGGACGTGAATGAAGAGTTAAAGAATCATGAGTTGGTGAAGTTGTTTGCGCGTGCCTTGGATCGGTACGCGAACAACGCACCGTTATTTGTGCGCGAAGTGATTGGCGTTGAGCCTGATGTTTGGCAGATTGAGTTTTTGCAGGCTATATCGGATGGCGAGCGAAAGATTAGCGTCAGGTCCGGTCACGGTGTAGGTAAATCAACCGCAGCGTCATGGGCCATGATTTGGTTTGTGCTGTGCCGTTATCCGGTGAAAGTGGTGGTGACAGCGCCAACGACAAGCCAGTTGTATGACGCACTGTTTGCTGAGTTGAAGCGTTGGGTCAAGGAATTGCCTGATGTATGGCGGCAGTTGCTTGATCCGAAAACGGATCGGATTGAGTTGAAGTCATCGCCTACGGAAGCGTTTATCTCCGCCCGTACATCGCGTGCCGAGCAACCTGAAGCATTGCAAGGTGTGCATTCGGACCATGTGATGCTTGTGGCGGATGAGGCATCAGGCATTCCTGAGTCCGTGTTCGAGGCGGCAGCGGGTTCCATGTCAGGGCATAACGCTTTGACAATTTTGTTGGGGAACCCAACGAAGTCCAGCGGGTTTTTCTTTGACACGCATAACCGATTGAAGGATGAGTGGTGGACACGTCGCGTGTCCTGCTATGACTCTAAAAGAGTCAGCGACGCCTATATCAAGGATATGGCATCGAGATATGGCGAAGAGTCCAATGCTTTTCGTGTTCGCGTGTTGGGTGAGTTTCCGCGTACCGATGACGATACCTTGATTGGCGTTGAGTTGGTGGATAGCGCTTTTCACCGTGATGTTGAAACAACGGATACACAAACGGTGTGGGGATTGGATGTGGCGCGATTTGGAACGGACGCCACGGCGTTGGCAAAGCGTAAAGGTAATGCAGTGACCGAGATACGCAAGTGGCGTGGGTTGGACTTGATGCAGACCACGGGCGCGGTGGTCGCTGAGTACGAGGCCATGAAGCCAGAAGATAGGCCCGTTGAAATCCTTGTTGATTCGATTGGCTTGGGGGCCGGTGTTGTGGACCGCTTGCGCGAATTGAATCTGCCTGCGCGTGGGATTAACGTGGCTGAGTCTCCCGCTATGGGAACGATTTATGTGAACTTGCGTGCCGAGCTATGGGGCAAGATGAAAGCCTGGTTGGAAAAGCGCGATTGCAAGATTCCTAAAGATGAGTCGCTTTTGGCGGAACTTGTCTCGCCGCGCTATTCGTTCAATAGCAATGGGAAGATGAAGCTAGAGAGCAAAGACGAGATGAGAAAGCGCGGGATTGGGTCGCCTGACATGGCTGATGCTTTGGCGTTGACCTTTGCCAGCGATGCAGGAACAGCGTTGTACGGGAAGGCTTACAACTCACAGTGGGGTAAACCAATTAAAAGGAACTTGAGAGCAGTTGTTTAATCGAGAGGGGTAGAAATGGCAAAACGAAAAATGCGTAGATCAGAAAGCAAGAAGATGATTTTTGATTACTTAAAGGGATTGAAGAACCCTGTGAATGCTTGGCATTTGGCGGCAAAGTTTGATATGACCACCAAGAGAATTGATCAACTCATGACCGAAATGGCGGGGGATGATCTGATTGTGAAGTCAAAGGGGATAAAAGACGTTGAAATACCTTGGAAGAAAGTGATAGTGAACTACTTTGAAGTTAAGGAGCAGTACAAGACCTTTAAGCCGCGTAAGCCTAAAGCACCGGTGCTGTGGCATAACCCATTTGGAATAAGGGCGGCGTGAAAGACTACCTCGCCGGCCAGGCTACCTGGCGCACGCCCGAAGATGACCCGCCGCCACTAGGCGTGAAGATGTTGTTGCTGAATCCAGGCGGCGTGTGCGTCATTGGCACCTGGTCCGAGTGGGCGGTTGCCTGGGCGCCACTGCCAAGGGTGCCTCAACACATTAAGGAGGTATTGACGTGAAAGATTTGACGATTGGCGATGTGATGGGCATTGCCAGAAACACAGGGTTTGATCAGCACGCAGAGAATCTTTTTATCTTTGCGGCGCAGATTGAATTTGTTGCAGGCGAAGCACGCTTAAACCATTGCATTGAGTTGCTGGAGAAAAACGGCTATGACGATGCGGCGGAACTATTGAAAGGACAGGGATGAACCTGAACGATATGGTAAGAAAAGCTTGGGTGAATGGCTTGCTTGAGGATTTTCCACGAAGCGAATACGAAAAGCTGCAATGGGAAGTGCTTGAAGAGATGGTGATTGAGCTTGAGCGCCAAACGCGTGAACTGGTGCGGATTGCCGAGCTTGAGCGTAAGCGTTGGGGGAAATCATGAGACCCGTAACCATTCTTGTTCCAGCGTACAAGCCTGAGCACCTATACACGACACTAGCCAGCATCGATGCACAGACCTATCCGCGCATCAAAGTCATCATTGGTAATCACAGTCCTGATGAGAATGACCACCACATGATCAACGATATGGCGCAGTGCTATGACTTTGAAATCATCGACACGCATTTGATTTGTCCTGGCGATCAAGTGGCACATTACGCGTACCTTTGGGCGCAAGCCCAATCGGACTTGGTGCGCTTTGTGTATGACGATGATGTGATCTACCCATCATCAACGTCCTACTTAGTCGATTTGGCGGATCATCACCGTGACGCTGTGATGTTTTGGCATCAACGCCATTGGATTGACGGTTCCGGGCGTTTTCTTCGCGCACCAGGCTTTATCAATCAAGATGAACTGATGAAGTCATCACGCGAGAACATTTTGCGTTTGATGGCGATGCACAAGAACTTTATTGGCGAGCCTTCGTTTGTGATGATGGACCGCTCCAAGTGCGCATTCACCATGACCTACGCGCCACTTGGCGAGGTGGCACCAAGGCACTATTTAGGTGATGTGACTTGGTATTTGGAAGCCACGCGCCACGGGCCAGCGGTAGGCGGTGGGGCGCACCTGGGGGCGTTTCGCTTGCACGCTAACCAAGATTCCAACAAGGACAGCCCGCGCCACACACTAGGGATTGTCGATTGGGAAATGTTCATGCGCTATGAATATTTTGGCGGCAACATCAACCGCGTAACCGCAGAGGATTGGGGGCGTACAATTTTGCAAACCTATTGGGCTGAGATGGATCGCAGACCGCCATTGCGTTTATTTCACTCGCGCTTATCAGCAGATATGGCGTTTAACAAACTTGCCAGCATGAGCGGTTTCTTGGAGGATTACCACGCGTTGCGCATGAATCTTGCACATTGATGCACGAATGTGCTAGTGTCTGCCCCCAAATGGGGGTAGTGCCATGAAAGCTAAACCAGTGTGGGATAAAGCGCGTCCGAAGTCATTGGGAAAAAGCGAGCCTTTATCCAAGAAGGAAAAAGCAAGCGCCAAGGCCATGGCGAAGTCCGCTGGAAGGCCATACCCAAACCTTGTTGACAATATGCGTGCTGCAAGGTCTAAGCAATGAGCAAGCAAGTACGCGATTCAGCCGGGCATCTGTGGCCGCAGATCGTTGGCCGATTGGGTACAACAACATTCTTGGCGGTTGATAACACAAGCCAGCAGTCACACGCCGCAGGAACCGGCGTAACGCTTATGCGTGTGGCGGTTGCCAATACCGATTCTCACATTCACTTTGAGATCGGCACCGATCCAACGGCAACATCAACCAGCAAAATCATGCCGGCGCCAAGCGTTGAGTATTTTCGCGTTGAGCCTGGCGAAAAGATTGCGTTTTTGCGCGGCGCGGCATCCAACATCAACGTTTCTATCACGGACATACTGCCATCATGATGAAAAAGACCAAAGCCGAGAAGAAAATCTCCAAAGTCATGCGCGAATACAAAGCGGGCAAATTGCATTCCGGTAGCAAGAAAGGGCCGGAAGTGACAAACCCCAAGCAGGCCATAGCCATTGCGTTGTCCGAGGCTGGTAAAGCGAAGAAGAAATGATGGAATGCCCTATTGAAACCAAAGACCCGGTTGCGAACTTAAAGAATCGCAATTGGGCGTTTGCCAATGTGGGTTACGGTCCCGCCAATCCTGAATTGCCTAACCGTGAATTTTGGAATGCCAAAGCAGAAACGTGGAACACGGACCTTGCGCAAGCCAAATCGATGCGTTGCGGTAACTGCGCCGCCTTTATCCAAACGCCTGAAATGATTGAGTGCATCACAGGTGGTATGGAGGATGAAAGCGACGAAGAGAACGGCGAAGAGTACGAAAACGGCGAAGAAGGCGAAAACGAAGAGAACGAAGATTTAGAGATGGCGGTGCAAGACGCCGCTGATCTCGGTTACTGCGAACTGTTTCACTTCAAATGCGCAGCGGCGCGTACCTGCGACGCCTGGTTGGTTGGCGGTCCTATCACATCGATGGCGAACTCGCGCCGCCAGCGCGAAGCCGTTGAGTTTCAACGCGTTAATTTTATGCGTGAGGAAGATTGATGATTAAGCGCGGGTCAGAAACGTTTTCTGGTTATAACAAGCCTAAGAAAACGCCGAATCATCCTAAGAAAAGCCACGCTGTATTGGCGAAATCAGGTGACGAGGTCAAACTGATTCGTTTTGGGCAACAAGGCGTTCAAGGTTCACCGGAAGGCACCAAACGCAACGAGGCATTCAAAGCAAGACATGCTGCGAATATTGCCAAGGGCAAAATGAGTGCGGCTTATTGGGCCAACAAAGTCAAATGGTGAACTATGGACGTTGAAATGAACCTTGCTACCGGCATCAAGTCCGGTGAGCCCATGGACGAAACAGAGATTCAGGCCATTGTTGCGGCTGAACTTGTTGACGCTACCAATTTCATTGATTTAGAGATTGGCAATCTTCGCGCCCGCGCCACGGAATACTATTTTGGCGATCCATTTGGCGATGAAGAAGAGGGGCGCAGCCAGGTTGTATCGATGGATGTACGCGACACAGTGCAGGCTATTTTGCCAAGCCTCATGCGCATTTTCTTCTCATCAGAGAACGTTGTTCAGTATGTACCGCGCAGCATCGAAGATGCGCCGATGGCAGAGCAGGCCACGGACTATGTGCGCTATATTTTGAACGAAGACAACAATGGCTTTGTGCTGTTTCACTCCATCTTCAAAGACGCCTTGGTACGCAAGACAGGCGTTTGCAAGTGGTGGGTTGATGAGCACATTGAAATTAAAAATGAAAACTACACGGGTCTTGATGACGCACAATTGTCGTTGATTCTTGGTCAGGAAGGCGTTGAGATGGTGGACTTAATGTCTTCCGAAGACCCTTCGGCACCGCCGCCCGTGATTGATCCGTTGACCGGCCAACAACTGACGCCAACCGTGATGATTCACGACGTAACGGTTAGCCGCAAAGTCATCACAAAGCGTTTCCGTGTCGAAAGCCTGGCACCTGAAGAGTTTATCGTTGACCGTAGAGCGCGAACGCTTGAAGACGCAGACATTGTGGCGCACAGAAAACTTGCCACTGTTTCTGAACTTGTTGCTATGGGGTATGACCAAGAGTTGGTCGAGTCAAACACGGGCGAGGACGAACTCGACACAAATATTGAGCGCATTGCGCGTAATCCCGCACAAATGATGTTTGGCGAATCTGCCAACAATCCTGCGCAACGCCGTGTGCTTTATACCGAAAGTTATATAAGGCTTGACCAAGACGGTGATGGTGTGGCGGAACTGCGCAAGATTTGCAC